TACAGAATAAGTGGGTCGTGATCAATTATCCAACTATGGTCGTACGCATTAGAAAATGGTAAAATAAGACAATAAAACACTATGGGACGCAAATCTAAAAATCAAAAATGGCGTGAAGCATTAAGCGCATCAAAGACCAAACTGACTCCTGAAGTTGTCCGACAACTCAAGGAAGCATTTTCCATAGGCGCAACAGTCAAACAAGCGTGCTACTACGCGGAAATAGCTGAATCAACTTACTACGATTGGATATTGAAAAATCCAAAGTTAGGGGAGGAGTTCACTAAGATGCGCCAACGCTTGCCTCTTGCCGCTAAAACAAACATCGCTTCTGCCATTCAGAATATGAAAGACATCGGTCTATCCAAGTGGCTTGTTGAACGTACCGAACCAGATGCATACGGCGAAACTCTAAACCTCAAACATCAAGGCGACCTCAATCTTGCTTCAGAAGATAAAGAAGCACTAAATGCTTTCCACGAAACCTTACGTGCCAACCTACGCGAAAGAAGCTTAAAGAAGGCCAAGGAAGAAGGCGAACTACCATCATGAAAATAATCCACGAACTACCACCCATATACGATGCCGTAGTGAATGCAGGAATGCGCCCAAGTCCAAACACAATCTATGCATATGGTGATGCAATCTATGTACCATCTGGCGAACACATTCCCGAAGACTTAATCGTGCATGAAGAAACTCATTGCAAACAACAATCTGGTGACCCTGATGCATGGTGGTCACGATACATCGATGATCCTTACTTCCGCATCGAACAAGAAATCGAGGCCTATGCCAACCAGTATCGCTACGTGTGCCTGAACATGATCAAAGACCGCAATGCCCGAGTACGCTTCCTCATGAGCATGTCCATCGCGCTGTCGGGTCCCATTTATGGCAATGTGATACTACAGTCGGTAGCGTTCGAACGTATTAAAAAACTAGCAAATATATCATGACAAACTGCAACCATCAATTCATCAAAGTGTGCTCTGATCACAATAAAAACTATCAAGATAAAAACTCCACATCTCAATATCAAGTTGAGGAGAAAATGTATGCCATTGTCGTCTGTGCTTGGTGTGGCCACGTGCGTCACGTCTACGCCAATGGCGACATTAAAGTTATAAAAGACCATGGCGAAACAACCCAATCAGTATAGTGATATCCATGCGTGGCTTATCGGTGAAGAAATCAAAAATGAAAAGGGTGATCCGATTGAATTTGATAGTCACCCGTTCCTCTTTGATATCTACGCAGATCAGGCCAAATACCTGACTATTATGAAAGCCGCACAGGTCGGTCTTTCAACCCTTTCAATACTCAAAAATCACTTCGATGCCAAGAAGTATCAGCTGGACATCATTTACACTCTCCCAACTGACGGTGACGTGCGTACATTCGTTGGTGGAAAAGTGAACCGAATCATCGCCAATAACCTTTCTATGCTCGAAGACGTGGCTGACAAAGACTCAATCGAACAAAAACAGATTGGTAATTCAATGGAATACTTCCGAGGAACGTGGACAAAGAAAGCCGCAATCATGGTCACCGCTGATCGCCTCGTTCACGATGAAAAAGACAGCTCCAAACTTGATATCATCGCTGACTATCAAGCCCGTCTGCAACACTCCAAACACAAACAAACGCATACATTCTCTCACCCCTCACTCCCCGAGACTGGTGTACACGCTGATTGGCTTGCGAGTGATCAAAAGCACTGGTTCGTGAAATGTCCGAGCTGTAATCACTGGCAATTCCTCTCATGGAATACCGAAGACCCTGCACAAATGTCTATCGATTTAGAACGTCGTGCCTTTGTCTGCAAGAAGTGCCGAGAGATTCTCCCCGAGTATGTTCGAAGAAATGGCCAATGGGTCGCCAAATACAGAGATAAGCCGATCAGTGGCTACTGGGTACCACTCCTAATTGCACCTTGGATGACCGCAGGTGCGCTTATAGACAAGTTTAGACACCCTGACACCACACCCGAGTTCTGGTGGACTAAGGTGCTAGGTTTGCCATTTGCAGACGGATCCTCAAAACTCCTCCGTAAGAGCTTCTTCCAAAACCTGACTGGCAAGAAATGGGCGCCTCTTCCCGATGAACGTATTGTGATAGGAATTGACACAGGACTTCGAATTGACTACGTGATGGGAAATATCAAAGGACTCTTCCATCATGGAGATTGTACCGACTATGCCGAGCTGGACGGTCTAATGAAACGTTACTCCAAGGCCATCGCAGTAATCGATGCAGGTGGCGATCTGATCGGCTCACGTGCCTTTGCAGAGCGTTGGCCAGGTAGAGTATTCCTCTGCTACCTTGGCGGTGATCGCAAGACTAACGAACTCGTGAAGTGGGGCAGGGGAGATGAGTACGGAGCTGTCATGGCCGATCGTAATCGCATGATTCAGATCGTGGTGGATGAGTTTAGAAACAGTCGTATCCCTGTCCACGGCACCCAAGAGGAATGGTTCGAATACTGGCTCGACTGGAATAATCTCTCAAAAATGAAAGTGCTTGATCCCGATACCAATGTGGTCAAAGGTTACAAATGGGTCCGCAATGGTCGTGATCACCGCGCTCTTGCCACAGTATTATGGCGTGTTGGAATGAGACGATTCACTGGCATGGGAAGCATCGTGCAATCCGAAACGGAAGTACGCCCAACAAGCTACATGATCGACCCTAACCAAACAGTATCCTTTGACCCTGATGAGATGTTCATAAAAGGCGTGAATAAAACCCTTGATGAATTGGAAGACTCCGATGACTGGCGAAACGTATAGTTATCCACTACCGACCGCTTGCCACTTGCTCTCTAACACAATAGAATATACGTATTACTAATTAATTTTCATAATCATGAAACAATGCTCAAGTGGCCATGCATGGGATAATGGTGAAAAATGCGACCGATGCGGTGGCGTTGACATCACTGCCCATGCGAGTGTTGAAGATCAACCCAACATGAACGACGAATCAAATACAGTTGAAGAAACAAATTCTCCTGCACCAGCAGAGGAAAGTGTATCTGAAACTGCACCAGAAGAAGTCGCTCCTGCTGAAGATGTAGAGGAAGAGGAATCGGTTGAAACCGAGGAATCTGAATCAGCTGATGAAGCTGACTCTGCACCAGCCGAAGCGCTCGCCTAGTGCTATGCGCCTGAGACAGATGGTAAGTCGCCAGTTTCATACGCTGGAGAACGTGGTTCGACTCCACGAGGCGCTACATTAAAAAAGAAAGGCCCCGACAAAGTGTCGAGACCTTTCTTTTAATATATTTGCAAAAATAACCCAGATACTACGTTGGGACGCTTTACTCGCATCAAGCGAGGACTGCACTATCCTACAACAAATAGAAACAAAGAGCAACTCTTTTTTGTTATCCACACCCTCGCCTAGTGTGCATCTGTCAAGCTTCTATGTTATATTTATGTCAACGAACTCTTCCATGCATTCCACGTCTGGGTCGCTGAACTTTTATTATCGCTCCGTATTTTTCATATAAAAATAATGACAGAAGACACAGGCGTATCATCATACGTATCCCTTGGATCCGATGTTAATAAATCCAAAGGAAACTTAACCCTTGACACTAAGGAGGGTATTGTGTCCGACAAATTACCTGAACTCGAGCTGGAAATGAAAGATGATGACCTCGTCATACTTCTTGACAAGTACGAAAAGATTTGGAAAGAATCACCTAAAAAACAAGAGTGGGAAAAACAGATTGAAGAGAATGAGAAGTATTGGCTCGGTAAACATTTCGATACACCAAAACTAGATACAAGCCGACCACGTGTTGACAACCTGATATTTGAATCATTAGAAACCTATCTACCACAAATGACTCGGCGCAATCCCGAGCCGATCGTGTCGCTTGCTGAATCGGAAAAAGATGGCCAGAACGAAGACCCTATCAAAACTGCATACGTTCAAAAAGTAAAAGGCACACTCGCTGATCTTGCTGACAAAAACAAGATGCGCCTCAAACTCAAGAAAGGCGCTCGCCATTGGGCTATCTACCAACTCGGTGTAGCAAAGCTTGGCTGGGACCTAGACAATGACATTCCTGTCGTTCGCATTGTGCGCCCCAATAAAATTATCCTTGATCCCGATGCAACCATTGACGAAGATGGATACACTGGCAATCGTGTCGGTGAGTATCGAAAAATGGAAGCTGATAATCTCATCTCTATCATTGGTGGTGACGAGGAAAAGAACAGCACATCTATCGCC